GGCCCAGTCCTTGAAGCGGAATCCGACCGCCTTGCCGCGGCGCGCGCGGAAGAACGCGATCAGGTAATCCTTGTCCGTGCGGTCCACCACGCGCTGGCCGATCTGCCACTTGCCCCGGCTGGCCGACCAGTTGCTGGTGCGCCACTCCCGGCCGCTCTTGACCGAGATCACAGTCGTGTTGAACTCCGGGCCGCCGGCGGCGCCGTAGTCGTAGCCGCGCTCGAGGCGGGTCTCGACAAATGCGTCGATGCTCATCGGTTACGCCCCAGCGCCCGGTTCACGGCCTGCCCCGTGCGCGCGGCGATCTGCGACTGGGTATCGCGCGAGACCTGGCCGGTCGGCGTGTGGATCGTGAAATGGTTGTTCACCACCACCGGGCGCTTGCCGGCGCCGTCGCGGACCTGCTGACGCGACAGGACCTGCTCTCCGGTCTGCAGGATGGCAGGCACCTCGCCCGGCTGGAGCACCGCGCCGCCGGCGTGCAGGCGCGGCGCGTCCAGGAACAGCGCCGAGGGCACCAGGCGCGATGCCGGCGGTGCTTGGCCGACGATGCCCCCCTCGTGGAACAGCCCGGAAAGGTAGTTCATCCCCTTGCCGATCAGGCCGCCCATGTTCGGGCTCTTGCCGCTGGCGAAGCCCTGGCCGAACAGCTTGTTGCCGAGCTTGGCCGCGAGCGCGTCCGCCACCATGCGGTCCAGCGTCCGCTTGAAGCTGGCCGCCAGGTTGTCGAACTTGCCCTGCATGGCGTCGAAGAAGAACGACGAGAAGCTCTGCTCCATGTTGCGCGCCGCCTGCACCACGAACTGGTCGAGCTGGCCCGTGGCCTTCTTGCCCTCGGCCACCATCTTCACCCAGGCGTCGCCCTGGGCCTTGCTGAGCTTGCCGAGATTCTCGAGGTGCTGGGCCGTCTTCTTGGCCTGGGAGATCTCCCGCTGATGGACCCGCTCCGGGTGCAGCTTGTCGAGGATCTTCCGGCGCTCCTTGTCGGCCTGCGCCTGGGCCTTCTCGGCGTCCTTCGTCGCCTGGGCCTGCTTCTTCTTCTGCGCCACCGTCTCCTCGGCGGTTCGGGCCGCCTTGATGTCGGCCTGGGTCGCGCCGAGCTGCTGGAGCTTGTACAGCTTGATCTGGTCGGAGGTCATGCCGTAGGTGGCCGCCTCCCGCTGCAGGGCCGAGACGATGCTCTGGATCTGGGTCTGGTGGGCGCCGGCGGTGCCGGATCCGGCGGACTGGCCCGGATGCTTCTCAAGGAACTTGGCGGCCGCGGCTTTACCGGCGGCTTCTTCCTTCCCCGAAGGGGCCGCTGGCGCGGCGAGCTTCGGTGGATTCTGGAGCTTGTCCAGGAGGTCGGTGTACTCGGCGAAGTCCTTTTTCATCGACCCCAGGACCCCGTGCAGGACCGCCTGCTCCCGAGATACCAGGCCGGAGAAATTGTGGTTCGCGATCGACGTAATCAGGGTAGCGATCCCGGCCGCCACGCCCGCTTCATAGTCGGCGATCTCCTTCAGGAGCATGCGGATCAGCCCGAGCGGACCGCCGAGTCCGACCCGGATGACCTTGCCCAGGCCGGAATAATCCGCCTTGGCCTGCTCGGCCTGCTTCGAGCTTTGGATCCAGGCGCGCGAGAGCTGGCTGAGCGCCTGCGCAGCGGCGATCACGCCGTCGATGAAGCCGCCCTGCCCGAGCTGGAGCCGCAACTGGAAGAAGGCGGTGTGCATCCGGTTGAGCTCGGCGTTGACGCTGTGCGCCGCCTTGACCGCCTCCGGGCCGTACTTGTCCCGAAGGAGAGCGGTGAACTCCTGGAAGAACTCCTTGGCCGGGACGCCGCCCTGCGACAGCATCTTCTCCAGCGAGCCGCCCATCTTCTGCGCCGCTTCCTTGGCGAGCTCGAAAGTCCCCGGCAGGTGCTGGGCGATGGCCCGGAAATCCTGCATCTGCAGCTTGCCGAGGGACATGCCCTGCTCGAGCTGCACCAGCAGTCCCTGCACATCCTCCGCGGGCGTATGCAGCACGGTGAACGTATCCGCGAGACCAAGGAATGCCTGGTGCATCTGCCGCGTCGTGATGCCCGCGCTCTTGGCACTGACCGCCAGGCGCGAATATCCCTGGGCGGTCGTCTGGAGGTCCAGGCCGAGACGCTGGCTGGTGTCGCTGATGAACTTGAACTCGCGCCCGGCCGCCGCGCTGCTGCCGGTGACTGATTCCAGTGTGTAGTGGATGCGCTGCATCTCCACTTCCGTGTGGACGATCTCCTCTCCGAAGCGGACGATCTCGCCGATCGCGAACAGGCCGACGAGCTGCTGACGCATCTCCCGGAGCAGGCCGCTCGTGTGCTCGGCCGCGCGGCCGACCCGGCCGATGCCGGCGGAGGCGGTCTCACCGCTGGCGCCCAGGCCCTTGACGTCGCCGCGCAGGCCCCGGATCTCGCGGGCCGCCTGGTTCAGGTCGGCCTGGATCCGCAGCAGCAGTTTCATGTCTTCCGCCATTTGCTAAGCTCCTACCGGGGAAGGTTCCAAAGGAGAAGAACGATGGCGTTGATCAACTGCGTTGAGTGCAGCCACCAGGTTTCCGACCAGGCCGCGAGCTGCCCGAACTGCGGCGCCCCGACGGCTACCGGACGACGGGCCGCGATGCCGGTAGAGCAGACCGCGAAACGCTTCAAGGCACAGACCGTGCTCGCGGTCATGGCGATAATCGCCGGGTTCATATTCACGACGGCGGCGGCCGGCTCGGGGAGCATTGCTTTCGTCGTAGCGACCTCGGTCCTCACGCTGGGCGGGATCGTCTGGTTCGTGGTGATCCGAATCCGAACGTGGTGGCACCACGGGTAGAGCTACTGCCTGCGGAGCGCTTCGAGCCACCGTCGGAGACCTCCATTCTTATCGCCTGCCACGCTGGCCCCGATCGCCGCGGTGAGCTCCTCGATGCGGTCGGCCCGGCGCCGGCTCTCGAGGGCGCTCGCCTCGCGGTAGTACAGCTCTAGCTGTCGCCAGGTGTATCCGCGGAGCTCGCGCCGGGCGTGGCCGTGGGCGACGAGGGTGGCGAAGACGCGTCCGATCCGGACCGCGTCGCCGCGATCTCGCCCAGGTTGCGCATCGTCCACCGCACCAGCAGGCGGCGCATAAAAAAACGGCTGTTGACCTCCCAGAAGGCGAGCATCAGCGTGGTGCCGTCGGCATCGCCCAGGGTCTCGAACCACTCCGGATCCCGGTCGCAGCTGCGGCCGATCAGGCGCATGAGCAGGTCGCGATGGTCGGTCAGCAGCCGGTCCAGGATGTCGATCGGGGCGACGTCGCCGCTCTCGCCGGCGGCCTGCAGCGACTCGAGCAGCGGCCGCGCCTCCTGCTCGACGGTGAGCCCCTCGAGGAAACGAAACTCCCGAACCGTGACCTGCTCGCCGGTGCTCAGCGTCAGGTCACGGTCGGGGAACAGTACCTCGGCGTCGCCGTTGTTGTTGTCCGTCTCACCCATTACAGCTGGAGCACGCGGCCGAACTGCCCAAGGGCGGTGTTGCCCTCTTTCAGGCTGTCGTAGAGCGCCTCGCCGCCGAGCTGGAAGGTGCCCACCTGGGTGTTGATCATGTCGATCTGGCTGGGCAGGTCGAGCACCACCCGGTAGAGGTCGATGCCGATCGGCTTGCTCTGCTCGGCCAGGTTGATACCGTTGAACCGCAGCCAGCGCTCGGGGGGCGACGTCTCGAACGCCGCCGTCTTGTCGTACTGCGCATAGCTGTAATCGACCGTGAACGGCTGCATGAACGTGCTGGTGTTGAGCAGCTGGATCATGCCCAGGTCGGCGTTCGTGATCTGGTAGTCGGTGCCCTCGACCAGCGCCACCGGCGTGCCCGCGCTGTCGTTGACGACCACGCTGGAGACGCCGGGATTGGCGAGCATCGCGTAGTCGTTGTCGACCAGAGCGGCCGGCAACTGCTCGGCCGTGACGGTGCCGGAGACGACCTGCGTGTGGGTGCCGTAGAGCGCGAGCGCGATGTTCTCCGGATCCCAGTCGTCGAGCGTCAGTTGCAGCATCATCTGCGTCTGGGTAATGACGTGGACGTCGGTCAGGCGCCGGCCGGTGTGGCTCTCCTGGTGGTCGATGGTCTGGCTCTTGGGCTGCAGCTGCAGCTGGGACACGTCGAACAGCCAGCGGAAGCCGCCCGGGTTGCCCTGGGCATCGCGCGTGGCGACGTATACCTTGCCCTGTCCGATGAATCGCATGATTACTTATCCTCCCCGCCGGCGGCCTTCTTGGGGGCCGGATCGCCGGCGGCGGCCGCGACGCCGATGCCGGCCAGCCACTCGGCCTGACTGTCCCACACCTCGATGGTGTCGCCCGCCTCGTAGCGGCGACCCGCATGCGTGTGGGGCTTCTTCAACTGGACCTTCACCTTCTTTTTCACAGCACCACCTCAGTCGTGAACAGGAGCGGGAAGTAGCCGAAGCCGTTGCTGTACCAGGGCGGCGGCGACGGCGCGCGTTTCATGGGGCGCCAGGGGGCCGGCGGCTGCCAGGCCTCCAGCGCCGTGATGACCTGGGCCAGGATCGGGCCGGCCTCCTCGCGCATGGCGGTGCCCTCGCGGATGCCGCGGACGTTGCGCACCGCGACGGCCACCAGCCAGCGCTGGTGCACGACCTGCGGCGATCCGAAGTAGCCGCGGTCGTGCTGCCCGGTCGGTACGTCGTCGCCCTGGTAGATCACGTGCACCGCCGGGGTCACCTGCTGGCGCTCCTGGACGCCGGCCAGGTCGGCCGCGCCGAGCACCTTCTTGAGCGAGCCGACAGTGTCGCCGATGTGGGCGATCAGCGCCGCCTCCACCGCGAGGTAATCACTTACCGTCGCCATAGTCCCAGCCCTGGTAGTCGCTGATCCGGCTGCCGCCGAAGACCTTGTTCGGGGCCGACTTCTGCGGCGCGCTGGCGGCCGAGGGCTGCTGTGCCGTCGGCAGGCCCAGGGCCACGGTGCCGGCGCTGACCGCCTTGAGGAACGCCACCGCATCCTTGTAGCGCTGGGCCACCGCCTCGGGCGCCTGGATGTCGTAGAGCCGGTAGCGGGCGATGTCGGCGCAGATCCGCACCAGCGTGTTCGGCGTGGACGGCAGCGGCAGCTCGTAGCGGGCCGCGATGTAGCCGTCCATCTCGTCGGTGGCATCCTGCAGGGCCTGGTCGACCACGGTCGCGTCGATGGTCCCGCTGCTGCTGCGGTCGGTGAGCTGGATCAGCTCGTCCGAGCCGAAGCGGTCGACCAGGTCCTGCTGGGTGGCGTAGGTCGTCACGATCAGGATCCGGTGCCGTCGCCCTCGGCGCCGCCGGTCTCGTCCTTCTTCCCGGAGCCGCCACCGCCGGACTTGCCGGTGACGACGCGCTCCAGCGTGGCGATGCCGGCCGCCACCAGGTGCTCGACCTGGCGGTACTCCGCCTCGATCGCCTCGCCGACCTCGTATACCACGCCGTCGTGCTTGACCGGCGTCGAGACGGGCTTGACCTCGACGGCGTCTGTCTTCTTCGGTTTGCTCTGCTTCGCTGCTGCCACTGTTCTCTCCCGCTTCGCCCTCCGGCCAACGCCGGCCGGCCGGAGGGCGCTTTAGGTTGGCTGCCTGGGAGCCGTGGCCGGCACCGGCTCCCAGGCTGTCGCCACGGTGAATCCCTTACGCCGGTGTCTGGATCAGGAACCCGGAGTCGATGCTGGTCACCAC